CTATATGGACAACATCGCTAGACCCTGATAGTCTACATATTGCCTTGCCGTCCTTGATAGCCACAAAATCTAGCAATCTATATCCGCTATCGTGCAGTCTTCTTAATGGCAATATCACCAAGCTATCAAACAAGCCAATATCTTCATTCCATTCTCTGCTTGGTAAAGCCTCAAATTGCTTACGAGTCATCTTATCTATTTCCATTATCCCGCTAACCTCCTTGTGCGTTTCTTAATAGCTCAGGGTTTGCTTCCATAAATTCCGTTGTAACATCAGAAGTGAGTTGGTTAATAGCGCTTTCCCGCCTCCATTGTTCTGAACGCCTTACTCGTTTAGCCTCATATTCTGCATCTGCTTTTTGGCGTTTAGCTTGTTGGTAAGAAGGGCTATGGATTCTGCAATAAGATTTGCCATCCTCTTCTATCACTACTTTTTTCATACAGCGATGCGGGTTAAAAGACGCCCATCTTTCTGTTCCATAAACTATCTCGGAACATCGTTTAGTGTCCACAACTTTCCCCCATCATTTCCCGGTAGTTGGCTCGATGCGCTCCACAAATTGAGCAGATGTCTCTCCTATAAGTATCAGCTGCTTCCCAGATCTGGGTGGGGGTAACTGACCGGCCATACCAGGTAGCCAGTGTCTTATCGCCGTGCTTGAGGTAAACAAAGTCCTCATCTTCATCAAGATAAAGCCCAGCCTCTCTATGCTCTGGTTTTAATACTGTGGTCAAAATCTCCTGTAACATTTAGTCCTCCCTCTCTGGTCTATTCTAGGTTAAAACTACCTACTTCGATAGAGCATTACTGTATCAGCGGGGAATATCTTGTAATAATCTATATCGTCATACTTTGTTTTCTCTGTGCCGTTGTTCGTTCTCTCGTTCCATATTAGCCGAGCCTCCTCGTAGGTAACAGGCTCGGAGACATCCAACCATTGATTGTCAAAACCATCATACAATCGGACTATATACTGATACTCTCCGCTTTGTTGTAGTTCAGCCATCATTTCCTCCTTAAAGCTAATAAATCATCTAGCTCTTTCATAATATCTACTGGGTATTTACACCCTTCGGGTCGCTTAATGAAGGGACATTCTTTACAGGGTGTTTTCACCAGGTTCATTATCGGGCAGTTCATTAGCTATCTCCTCAGAGGAGTTTTTGAAGTTCCTCCTCTACTTCATGTTCCCTTTTCTCCAACTCTCCGTATAAACGCTTCTCCTCTAGCCGTAGACTAGCAACTTTTAAGTAGGCTTGGTGTAATCTTGTTGCCCCAGAACGGTCAGGGATTTTTCTTAACTCCTCGTCACACGCTATGCAATAGCAACCATCCCCACTTCCTCCGAAATGGACACTATGAGGGTATTCGACGGTGTATTGCGTGGAACATCCATAGCAGAATGCTCTTGCACACTTGGTGCAGTGCCGAGGATATGGTTCCTCTTTCCCACAAGCATCGCAAAACTCTACTGTCTTTGTAATATCCTTTTTCATCATCCCCTCCTAAAGTATATTCTCAGGTTAAAAGAGGTAAGTTTGTTAGAATTCTACTTGACTCCCTTTGCTTGTTGTGCTTCCATTCTTGCCATATCGAGCATGATTTGGTGTGGTTGTAAAAGCCATTTCCGATTACTATCTTGCCGCATTTACAGGTATGTTCAATATGAAGATGTTTTCTAAATGAACTCCCGTCTTTAGCGTAAGGCATAATTCACCTCCATAGTATTCTCAGGTAGTATTCTAGTAGTGCTTGGAATTGTTTATTGGTCATTTAGCCCTTCTTACTATCATGATATGGGGTTCTTCATGGTACGTTTGTATCTGCCAATCTGATTCTTTACGCAGGCGGTGTACAGCAGCCGATAAACCACATTGGTTGCCGTTACACGTCGCATCATCATGGAATAGTCTCTTTGTGTCACCTGGCAATAATGATTCAAGTAGCAACACGGACTGAGATTTGTCTTGGCCTCTATGTTTTGGATTCCAGGGAGCGTCTTCAATCTTAGGCATTTCTATCCTCCTTTTATTTAATGTTGGGATAAGCCATCCATCTAGCCATCCGGTAGTATAGTTTATCCAGTAACCTGGTAAAGAAGCCTCTTTTATCTGAGGTCATTATTCCCCTTCCTCATCAGTCTATCGAGTTGCCGTAGCGCAAGGCGTGATGGCTTGTTGACATTGGCCTCCCACCTTCTAATCGTCATTGCGGAAACACCGAGCTTTACAGCCATTTCCTCTTGCGACATCTTGAGCGATTTTCTTAACTTCTTTATATCCATAGCACTATAATAGCACAATTGTTTAACACCTGTCAACCTATCCTAACCTTACTAAACCTCCCGACTTTTCACTTCCGCTTCTTTACCAAAACTTGACACTCGCTCTTAAATATGATTCACTTCTAGTATGGATAGATTATACCGGCTCGCAGGTGGTGCGGTCTTTTATTTCTCCTCCTTTTTTGGTGCCCGTTCAGTTATCGACCGGCTGGGCGGGCATCGGCATTTACGCTCCTTAATTGGGGGCTTATGATTGGGAAAAGTTACAGACTGGGAAATCTGGAACAAGATACAAAAACTAACTGACTCACAGCGCCGGGCAGTACTGGCGGTGTTTGAGGAGTTGTTAAAGGGGAAATGAGACTAACGCAGAAACAAATCGGGTTTAGCTTAGATATCATACAGGAGATTCCACCTGGTCAAGCTTACATGACGCAGTATAAGGTCAGAACAATGGGTGCCGCTAATGCTTGTGCCTCAAGATTGCTAAAAAGTGCTAAAATTCAAGCCTATCTTGAGAAACTACGGCAGAAAATGGAGGATGAGGCGATAGCGGGTCCAATAGAGCGCCGCCAGATTCTTACTGAGATAGCCCGGGGGGATTTACTGGACTATCAGGAGACAGGCGCTGATGGTGGCTATCTTAACATAGGCAAGGAATCACCGAATACAAAGGCAATAAAAGAGATAACTTCCCGAACTGAGTATGATAAAGAGGGTGCTGGCGCTGCCTTGGTGACAACAGTCAAACTGCATGATCCTATCAGAGCAGTAGATATTCTCAACAAGATGGATAAGGTCTACTCTGATACCCCGGTGTCTTTTCAGGACAACCGTGTAGTCAATATAATAGTATTCAGTGAGAAGGCCAAGGAGCTAACCGAGGGTGTGGAGGGGTTTGGGATATTCAACAAGAGGAGAGAGCTACCAGAGACCCCACAATAGACGAGGAGGCTCATGGTTGTAGCTACTGAGCTAAACATTAGGACTACCAAGGTTTATGAAGCTATCCTTCAGGCCATGAAGGACGGTAAGAGGCGTATACTCTTGGAGGGGGGGACGTGGAGCAGCAAGACCTACTCGGCCTTAGAAGCCTTGATTATTCTTGCCCAGAAAGCACCGGAACATCTGGATATATCTGTAGTCTCTGAGTCAATCCCTCATTTGAAGCAGGGATGTATCAGGGACTTCTTTAATATCCTTGATGAAACCACAGAGAATAATCCCTTCTACAACAAGACAGACCATATCTACCGACGGCCTGGCTGGAATGGTGTCTTTCAGTTCTTTGGTGCTGATGATGATGGCAAGGTACGGGGTCCCCGGAGACATATCTTATTCATCAATGAGGGTAACAACATACCCTGGGAGACAGCGCGGGGGCTTGATTCACGGACAGAGATATTTACTATCGTTGACTGGAACCCTACTGGGGAGTTCTGGGCGCATGAGTTCTGGATGGATGAGCCGAACAATGCCTACAACCACAGTACCTACCTTGACGCATTAGAGGCCGGAGTAATATCTCAGCAATTAGTTCAAGATAACATAGAAATATACCGGGACAAAGACCCTAACTGGTGGAATATCTACGGGCTCGGGTTAATAGGTAAAATAGAGGGGCTAGTATATCCTTACTTTGAGCAGGTAGATGAACTTCCATTAGGGGCATATTTCTATGGGCTAGATTATGGATTTAGCGTTGACCCAACTGTCTTGGTGAAGAATGTCATACTGGGTGACAAGCTGTATAGCCAGCAGATGTTTTATGACTACTCCGGCTTGACTAATGATCAGATAGCAAGGCATTTCAGCTTACTTCATATTAAATCCGAACCTATCTACCCTGACCCTGATGAACCGAAGAGCGCTGAAGAATTAAGGAAATTAGGCTTTAATATTCAGGAAGCAGTCAAGGGTAAGGGAAGTGTAGCGTTTGGGATTCAGAAGGTTAATCAATATTATCAATCTTGGACAAAGGATAGTGTTGATTGTATCAAAGAACAAAGGAATTGTCGGTTTATCAAGGACAGACAGACTGGTGCTTTTACTGATAGAATTACTCACCAATGGAGTCACGGCATGGATGCCAGGCGGTATCCGGTAGCAACTTACCTACCGTCTTATCAAGGCCAGCAGAAGGCAGTAAGTAATCATTAGGAGGTGAGATGAAGATAGGTAGGTATAGGATATTTGGTAGGTATGGATGGTTTCAGACCTCCGTACCCGTTACAATCAGACACTTCTCCTTATTTACTATCGTCAAAGAGGCTCGGCCAACGGATGTAAGCGAGGTGCAGCAGTTTAGTTTGTGGCCACCGACATATATGGAATACGAGGGAAGACGCTATAGATACTGGAGGGCTCCAGTAGATACCCCGAAGGGCACTGTCGTATTTGGAGTAGAGGAGAAATGAAAGAACTGTTATTGGATAGTCTAAGGGATTTATATGTCAATCACTTCAAGATAGCCAGTGAGATAAACACTTTAACGGTAGTAAGCGGTAGGGCAATGTCTCATGTGACTGATATGTATGTTTTACACGGGACAGACTTGGAAGGAAACCCCAAGACGTTCTCCTTTTTACGTTTTGAGATTGATAGACTTTTAAGGAGATGGGGCAAGCGTAAGAAATGATATATCTGTATCAATGTCTCAAGCACGGCATGTTTGAGGTCAGCAAGTCAATGGCAAATGCGCCTCTCCCTGAAGCCTGTCCTGAATGTGGACAGCAGGCACAAAGGAAATATGTAGGGTTACCGTTCTCCTTTGGCTTCAAGCTTTCCGACCGAAGCCATGAGAGATTCGGGCCGAGAGACGAATTTGTGAGGGATGTATGATGGCAGAGACGAAACGGGACGAGATATTAAACCTATTCTGCGATAGATATGAAGGTAGAGAAACAGAGATAGATTGTCAGGCTATAGTCTATGGCGATTTACTTCTGATATGTGAAGAAACTGATATTCCGATTGATGAAGTGGCAGCAGTATTGATGGAGGCATTAGATGGCAGATAATAATTGGACAGTAATAGATAACAAAATCAAGCTTATGAAAGACCGCAACGACCGGATGGATGAGACTGCTAAGCTCTTGCAGTGGGATGATAACCCCTACCAGCTGATTAGACCCGATAACACTGCACTAAAGGACGCTATTAGTGTTACCCCGAACCTGCCGAAAGTCTTTGCTCATGGAGTAATATCTGATTTACTAAGTGGGAAATGGCAGACGGTGATAGAAGGGGACATATCAGGAACCAAGGCTCGTGATGCAGAGAAGTTCATAGATGATGCCTTGGCTCAGGCTGATGAACTATTGTTAAGTGAACATGGGATTCCGTCACTATTCAGTTGGTTGTGTAACCACGTTAGTATCAGGTGGGCTATTGGGGCACGGTGTATTTCTCAGATTGTGGACAATGAGTACCAGATTGAAATCGTGCCGGCGGATATGAGGTGGACTCCTTTTGTACTGGGTAAGTGGGTAGCTCCGATAACTTTCTGGGCTAAGGATGAATTAAAAGAGGAGCTTGAGAAATATGAGAAGAAAGCGAAGGATGGTGGTAGTGAGTTTAATAAGGTGTCTCTTGGGGAAACAGATATTGAAGTCAGGGATTTTTGGAACTCTAAAGTCAACGAGTTGTGGGTTGAGAAGAAATTAGTCTTTAGTCAGGACAATAAGCTTGGCTATCCTCCGTTTGTGATCGTTATACCATCTTCGGGGTTTATGCTAAGAGACAAGGGTTATCTGAAGCATGAAGGGGAGGATATTCTCTTTCTTAACGCCGGTCTTTACAAAGAAGATGCTAGGCAATTATCATTGGAGATAACAGCAGGCTATGCTGGGATATATCCGTCTTACGAGGTTGAAAAGAAGACTCTGACTGCTGAGCCTGCTCAACCACTCCCCGAACTAGATAAAACAATAAATGTAGCGGAGGGGGAGAGGCATGTTCCTGTACCGAGGGGTGACCTCAATATAGCTGGACGGATAGGAGGTACGAGGATTAGGGACATGTTAAGTGAAGGTGGCCCGCTTGTTCCTAGGGAATACAACCAACCGCCCAGTGCTGTATTATTGGCTGGTGAAACAGAGTTAATTTCTAGGCAACAGAATGTCAGAAAGGAAGCGCTGGGAACATTCCAGAGCCAACTAGGCCGAATGATAATTGACCAGTTTATTAACGTAGGTAAGGGCGAGTTTGCTATCGGTAAGAAAGGCAAGAAGACAAAGTATACCGCTTCCAAGCTAGGTAACCCTGATAACTACACTATCTCCTACCATTTAACGGTTAAGAGTAAACGGCAGGAGTTAGCTAATCTGGCTGAGTTTAGTGCTGTTTATGATAAGTTGCCTCTGGAATGGAACTTAACTAATATACTTATGGCCGATGACCCGGCTGGGATTATGAAGGACCTTGACCTTGAGAAAGCTAAAAGAATAAATCCCGCTATCACTTTTCTGGATTTGGCGGTTCAATATGCTAGAGAAGCGGAGGATACGGAGGATGAAGATGAGAAAGAATTACTGACTCAGCAATCGAAGATACTGACTCATGAGTATGTTATGGCCATGCGCCAGAGAATACAGTCGCCTACTCCAACTCCGCAAATAGAAGCGCCAAAGGGGGATGGCCAGTTATTGGCGCAATTTGGTGGTGCTGCGGGTGCTATGAGAGGGGAAGGAACTAGAGAGAGACAGGAGGTAGTATGAAACTTACAATGATTGTAAAGAAGGGGAATAACCCTGATAGGGTCACACCTACACCTGAGATACTCCCCGAAGTAACTTTCGAATTAGAAGGTACTGTAGGCGAATTAATGCCATTCTTTCTGCCAATACTAAACCCACTATGGCCTCCACCCTTTTACGCTGAAAAGGAGGTAGTATGAATCAGAGAACCAAGCAGGAAGAGATACGGGAAGGGATAAGGGAAGGGATAGAATCTGTCATCAAGCAGTTCGAGGAGGATTCTCCTGATGCAGGCTATGGCTATGAAGCAAAGGAGATGGCAAAGGCAATCCTAGCACATCTCCACTCCAAAGGCGTAGGGATTGACAATGGTAATCAATGGGATGATGTACAAGGTCATTATTATAGAGAGCTGGAACCACTGATAGGAGAGGATAATGCCGACTAAAGAAGGGGTAAAGAAGTTTATTGTTAGAGATGCTTCGCTTGTTCGTAGCGCAACCGCAAGGTTCTTAACCGATGATAGTCTACGCAAGGCGATACTGCAGAATAACGACCAGTTTAAGATAATGCGTGATGTAAAGGAACAGGGAACCGTAGTATCCTGTAAGAATAAGCCAAGGGATATGCTTGTGTATGGTATTGTCTGGGAGGAATTAGATGGCGACTAAATGGACAGTGAAGGATGTGTTGAAGCACGCAAGGGAACTGAAGAGTCCTTTTGAAACTCTTAAACCCAAACTCAATCCGAATGACGTATTAAAGGCTATCAGGGACAAGGGTAATGGTAACTTGAGGCAGCCTGTAGTCAAGAAGGAGGGATAATGAGAGACCATACTAGCGAACGAACTAAGAAGCATACGACAACAGCAAGAGTTATATCTGTTAATGTCGGGCCTAATCGAGCCATGAGACGCCATGATAGTTCTGTTCAAAGGGATATGGAGGAAGGCCAAAGAACAGGTAATCCTACTCCACGAAATAAACCTCATATAAAAAAGTAGATAAAGGGCAAGGAGACTTAATTGGTACAGGAACTTAAGGAGGTTAAAATGGTGGCAGAAACAGCACCAAGAGAAGTACGGGAGACTAAGGAGGGTATGGGGCATCTTTCGTTCAGAGACCAGGAGTACCTGGGCACTGACGTAACCTTAGCCTTAGATAGGCTGAAGCGCTTTCTCTACGAAAAGTATCCGTGGCGCCCCATTGCCAGAACGCTAGTCTGCGAGTTTGGTATCTGCGATGGTATTTATACAGCGGTCTTTCGCTGGAACAGCGTCAAAAGATACCCAGGAGAGAAACTTGATTGGCATTACCGCATCTGGATTGAGGAGAATATTGCTGACTTAATCCAGTCGGCTAAGGACTTGTGTGGCTATTTGCCAGAGCTTGTTGAATTGGTGGGTAACTAAGGAGACTTAATTGGTACAGGAACTTCTAAGACAATTTGGTGGTCGATTTGAACCGCCAAGAACTAGATGGCAAAGGCGTCTCGATGAGGCTCTGGGTGAGCCTGTTTTTCTTACGCCGCAAGATGTAGATATTCCCGAAGCTTGGCAGTTAAAGCTCACCCCAGCGGAAACGGAACTGGGGTTTACTGAGACTCTTATTACGCCAGAAGGGGAAGAGGTAGCCTTCGAGGATGTCTTTCTAGTTGATGGGGAATGGCGTACCCGGGCTCAGATGGAAGCCCTTGAGATTGCCGCAGCAATACCAGAAGCCTTACCAATACCCCCAGAGATACCCCCAGAGGTGGTTATTGCTCCTGATGAGGAGTTAATGTACCGGGAATACTTGCGCACTGGTGGGACTTTTGATGTAGAGACCTGGAGAATGATAGGCGCACCTATCCGTCCTGAAGAGACAGATATTGATACGTTACTTGATGAAATTCGTGAGACGGGGCGAACTGCTGAGACAGAAGCATTACTGCTAAGAATGGCACCAGAGGCAACCGAAGAAGATATAAGCAGGTTCTTTGAACCAGTGGGGATTAGGGTTACTCCTGAAACTGAGACTCTGTTTTACGATGTCTTTCCCCAGCAATTAAATGTAGATGCCTTCCTTGACCTAGGGAGAGATAAGCCCGAAGAGTTATTGAAAATGATATGGTTGGAGGGCGATACTGAGGCATCACGCAATCTAATAAAAAGTCTGTGGCCACAAGTAACTGATGAGGATATTGATGACATATTTACTCAGCCGACACGGGAGTTTATGCCTGAACCTGAGAGACCTACTTTAGCTCCCTTAATGATAGATGCTCTGCCAAAGGTTGTCACAACTGATAGTGTTGATGAGATGCTTGATTTCTTCAGTGATAAGCCCGATGTGTTAAGAAGTAATCTTATTACAATAGGCAGGAATGATGACACCGAGCTTCTAGTTAGAGAACTCTATCCGGGGATAACCGAACAGGGAATCAAAGACTACTTCAATAGCGCAGCCAGACGTGTCGAGAGAGAGGCTTTAAGGATAACCGAGACAGGGGAATATGGCACATTCACGGCTGGGGTTGGTGGGCTAATAAGTAATTTCGGTGGGATATTTAAGTGGCTAGGTGTTGAGGGGATCGGAGAACACCTTACTAGAGCAGGACAATTCATGCAGGTCAGAGCATTACCTGTTGAGCCAGCGGCTTTTAGTTGGGAGCAACTGTTTAATCCTAATTCGTATTACGTGCAGGGATTCATTCAATCCTTACCGAGCCTGATGTTACTGGCAGTACCGGCAGTGGGTGCTTATGGTCTGGCTGGTTCTGTAGCTGCTAAAGTGGGGCTAGGCGGTTTCAAAAGAGCAATACTGACTGGTGTTGGTGGTGCCGTTATGAGTCGTCCTTTAGAATCGGCAATGGAAGCTGGTAATGCCTATGATATGGCAAGAGCAAAAGATATGACGCATGAAGAGGCCAAGGAAGTAGCCAACCAAGTGTTTCTTAATAACCTGAAGTTAGCAGGTCTGGATGCCACTCAAATAGCTTTTATGTTTTTGCCCGCACCGGCAAGATTGTCTGGCAGTTTGTTAGTTAAGACAGTCTTTGTTGCAGGCAAACTATTCTATACTGGATTAACTGAAGGTGGGGAAGAGATCTACCAGGATATTATTATGAGGCAGGCTTTAGGCGAAGAGATTAAGTGGGATGAGGAGATGCAGTTGGTATTCGCTATTGGTACTTTCGCTGGTATAGCTATGGGTGCTGGCGGAGACCTTATTGTAAGGATTCAGAACAGGGTGGTTGGAGGATTCAGCCCAGAGCAGACGGCACAATTCGATGAGAGTAAGGCTGATTTTATCACTGAGGGCTTTGAGGACGATGTTGCTGCCCAGAAGGCACTCGATGATATGGCAGAAGCAGATGCGACAGTGGCCCAGAGTATCGAAGACGTTAGCAAACAGGTTGAAAAGGAATTCACTATTGAGCAGATTGAAGTTGAGGATGCGGTTGACCAGGCTGTTGTCGACAACCTTAGACAGAAGTTGGCTCAAGAGGGTGAGATAGTTATTGAGCCTGTGGAAGTAGCCCCAGAAGTAACTCGATTTCTTGCCACGCCTGATGACCAGATAGTGAGACCTACGGTGGAGGTGTTTGACGCACTTAGAGCACTAGGTTTTAGCGAAGACTTCCTTAGTAAAATGAGTGTGCGGGAAATGAAGCAGGCTTTAAGAACTCTAACTACTGTCCCTGAAGCGGTGCCTGAAGTTTTTACAGTTGAGGAATATGCTACTGAAAAGGGCATCGGGATAGCTGAGGCATCACGACAATTAGCAGATAGGGCAATAAGGGGTGAGGTAGAATCGCTGGGAGGTGTAAGGTACAGGGAACTTCCTACTGCCCCAGCAGTTATAGTCCATAAAGGAACAGAACCAGAGGGTATAAGTATAGGTAATGAGATTGGTGTGAGGTATGAGGGTATTCAGGAGGGGATTGTTCCTACCACGATGATGTTTACCGATGTTAGACAGACTGGGAGTACCTTTACTGCTACAACTTTGGAAGAAGCCAGAACTAAATTAGCTAATATGAGAGAGGCATTTGCGAGAGAAGAAGCCATTGCCGAAGTAACATTTGAACAGGGTATTGCGGAACTAACACCCGAGCAGGCACAGGAATTACAAGAAGCAGGTTTGGAAGTAACTCAGCCATTCCCTGATGAAAGACAGGTTGTTTCACAAGACGGAGAGATTATACCACCAGACCAGCCGATAGCTAAGGGTGTTTCTGATGAGACCCTGATGACGAAAGACATCGGGGTACTGGAGAGATTTAGACCAACCCGTCAGGTCTTCCGCAGGATGGGATTGTATGTCTTGCACAGAGGTATACAGAAAGCAGAGGTTGAACATGGTGAAGCTAGGGCAGTCTTCGATAATAAGCTAACAGAAGTGAATAAGTGGGTTAAAAAGGACAGACGTGTTCTGATATTCCGTGAGCTAGAGAACCCCGGAACTATCAAGGGATTGACCTTTAACGAAAAGAGGGCTGTCATTTGGTTTAGGGAGAACTTTGATCGATGGGCAGATGCTCTGAATCTACCTCGAAGTAAGAGGCTTACCAATTATGTAACGCATATCTTTGAGGAAGACATTGCTCAGGAACTAAAAGCGAAACATCCGCTCGACCCAGCTATAAGCAGGGCTATGGAGTATCGCACTCCCAAGACAATCTTTAACCCCTTCTTACAGGAGAGGCTCGGCAAGACAGGCGTACTAGAAGACCCGTTTGCTGCTGCTTCTGCTTATGAATCTCGGCAATTAAAAGTCTTTTACTATGAACCATTCCTCCAGAAGATAGCTACTATAGCTAATGACCTTGATACTCCTCCAGTGTTCAGGGATTACCTGAAGGATTACTCACGGCGAATGACAGGGGAACCATCCAAGATTGATAGAGAAATTAATAATACCCTACAAGGATTAGCAGATAAGCTAGACAAACTGCCAGGTGGGGATATGCTGGCAAATTACCTGCGTAGGGGAAATCCCGTTGGTATGGCTTCTTACAACTTTACCAGTGCCTTGTATACCCTGTGGCTGGGTTTTAAGGCTACATCTGCGATAAGAAACCTGAGTCAGCATACCTTGATTATTGGGGAAGTTGGGCCAGTCCACTTTGCTAATGGTCTTCGTTTAAGACTGACCCGGGAAGGTAGAGGTGCCCTCGATAAATCTCTGGTACTACGTTCTCGTAAGGCAGCCTTTGTGCCAGGCATTGATGATTCGTTTCAAAGTAGGTGGACTGATAAGTTCAGGGAAACAGCTCTTTGGATGTTCCGATTTGCAGATAAGCAGAACGTGTCCGATGCTTTCCTTGCTGGATATTCTGAGGCAAAGGCTTTACTTCCCGAAGCAAGTGAGCAAGTCTGGCTCGACAGAGGAGACGAGGTGGCTGCCGATACCCAGTATCTCTACACTAAGATGAACAGTATGGCTATCTCTCAAAGTGCGCCCGGCCGGGTGTTCTCTGTCCTTACGACCTGGACGGCAAACTGGATGGAACTAATGACCAAATGGGTAAGTCGTAGGCCGTCTCAAGTATATATTGAATACGAAAGTGCCACCGGCAAGAAGGTATCTGGTGCCAACTGGGCAACTTCTTACAAGGCTATCCTGATGTATATGGTGATAGTGGGATTGGGTTATGCAATTAAGGAGCAGACCCGTTTGAGAGCGTGGGAGTATACGGGGATAACCTCCGTGAGATACCTGGCTGATATAATAGGTGGTGACTTCCCTGGGCTGGAAGCTCCAGGAGCGGTGGCTGATATTATTGTAGGATTCCTTACCAATGATGACAGGATGCTGTCAAGTGGCTGGAATCAGTTAAGGCGCACACTCACTCCCGGTATTTTGAGGCAAATAGATTATGTGGCTTCTGGGGAGAGGGACTGGCTTACCCTATTCTTTTATCTAGAAGGGCAGGACTACTACCTAAAGAAGTTGAAGGGACAGTGGGAGAAAGAGTGGAAGGACTATCCTACATTCCCAACCCCTGAAGACAGGGCGAAGTATGATGCTGACCACCCTGAAACGGATACTTGGACTGATGCCAAGATACAGAAGACGTGGCGGCAAACCAACCCTCTATTAGAAGCCAAAATGTTTATTAGTAATAAGTTCTCGGTACTTTCTTCGGATGAAGCACGGGCTGAGGTTCTAAGGCTGATTGACAAACACGGCATCAACACGGAATTTATCAAAGGTTACGAGAAGGTGTTTGGCATTGACAGTTCGGAGGCTTTTGACGACTTCCAAAAGCAGATAGGGACTGAGAAACCCCGTGAAGAAGGGGAAGAGATTGAATACTTTACTATGAGCAGTTTCGCTGCCGAGGTCAATGATGCCGTAAGGATTCAGGGTAGGGACAAGGTGATACGGGATGGGAATAAGCTGGCCATCGAATACCTTGAGGCTAAGGATAGCTTCGTTCAATACGAGGCGATTGAAGAGGGGGATGGCAGAAAGTTATTCCGGCAGCAGTTCCCTGACATCGAAGCCCAGTTATATCTCTGGGGGCAGATAACAGCCTTCCAAAATCCGAAGAGTGCTGACATTCTCCTGGAGTTGATGGAGAAGCACAGCATAGCACCAGAGGGCATGAGAGCCTTTCTGGACGACCCTGCCAAGTATGATAAACTATTCACCCCTAAGTTTGAATTAGTCAAGAAATGGTTTGACGAAAGTTCCGAGTATGAGAACTACGGTAATCCTGAATCGGGCATCTATATTGAGGATGATGATGAGCGGGCAAAGGTTCGGCAGCAATTCAAACTAGATAACCCTGAGTGGGTTGATGATATGAGGCGGATAGAGGCTATTGACCTTGAAGCGTCTGATAGGATTATTGAGGCTTGGGTAGATAGGGGTCATATTATTGATGACCATAGTGCAGGCAGTTCTGAGGCTAAGGTATGGTTGCTTGACAATCCTGATATTCACAAGTGGGCTTTGGATAATGAATTGCTTACTGATGATGGTTCAAAGTGGAACGAACCGGTACTTCGCCTCAATGCCAAGTGGCGAGTACAGGATGAAGAGTATGATGCTCTTCCAGGCGAAGGAGATGCTAGAGAAAACTACATGTTGAATAATGAGGCATATCGAAAAGACCGTAGACGCAGAGATGCTTATGGTGCAGAGGGCCCGGCAGGTGAGACCTTCAGTGAAGTTCAGGTAGAGCAGTATGTCACTTACTATGAGTTACCTGTTAGAGGCTTTCGGCAGGAGCGCTATCTACTGGAGAATCCTGACTTCGGCGCTGCTATGCACATTATTAACGGAATGGATTTACCTGACCCGTCTAAGATTCCTTCTGTTCGATATGACGAGATATATGAAGCCAATAAGGATGCCTTCGATAAGTTCTGGGGATTAGCTGACCACACATCTGAGCATTACATAGAGAACGAGGCTGCAAGAGAAGGCCAACGGCTACAGATGCGTTATGTGACATAGACGGTTCGCTACTTTGACGACGAGGGATTGCAAGTAAGGGAGGAGCAGATTATTGGTGTCACTGAGTTCGGCAAAGAACTTAGGCGATTGGAGGCCTACGGCAAGTTCTTCTCTGAAGCAAACATTGAGAACTACGTTGATTACTACGGTATTCTGGATAAAGGCAGACCACGAGACCAAACCGAGTGGTATGATGATGATTGGTTCTTAATGGAGCACCCTGAGTTCTATAAGGAGGCTAGGGAACTCCAAGGCTGGCAGAAGAGAGACTTCAAAAAAGTTCCTACCAGAGATGTCTTTTCTCTATATCTGAAATATCAGAATCTAGATACAAGTCAGGAGAGATTAAACTTCAGGCACAAGCACAAGGAATTGGAAGCTTGGCTGGTAGCGCACAAAGGGTACACACCAGTAGGAGATAGATGGACAGCAATCCCTACTGCCGAAGACCCTAATATCGCAGAACGTAAATATTGGCTTGAACAGGCACGTCACTATAAAGACCTGCTAAAGAATCTGGGCATCAGAGAAGATATTACCGTAGAGGAATTAACAGATGCACAGGCTTTACAAATCCAAAGGGAAATAGAGAGACTAATAGGAGGTTAATATGCCAGCAAGCAGTGAGGAGATGAGGCGGTTTATGTGTTTGGCCTGGTCAGTAAAAAAGGGGGAAAGGCCGAAGTCAGAGGTTAGTGCAAGGGTAGTTGAGACTGCGGAGAAAATGACCCATGAACAACTACAGGACTTCTGTGAATCTCCATCCAAAAGTAGGTAAACTTGACACAAGAAAATAAAGGTGTTATGTTAAAAGAAGAACTAACCAAAGCTCAGATAGCGTTTCTGGAATACTGCAAGGAGTTTGGTTGGGGAAGACTGGAGGTTACAATCAAGAACGGGGAGCCTACGATTGCTCGTATAGTAGAGCAAACAGTGAAGTTTGATTAACAATTAAATAACTAGGCAAATCGAAGAACGATAGCCGAATTGACTCTTAGGAGTTGGTTCGGCTTTTTTGTTTTAGTAAAAGGAGGTTACTAGATATGACTATGGACGGCAAAACTGAACCAACTATGGACGCTCTTCCTGGAGAGGGACAGCCTTCTGGCGGTGATGTAAGCCCTTCAGAAGAGACCTATTCCA